AGCGGTTTCTAATGCGTTCTGTGGACTAAATGCTGCTCCACCCTGCCTGAATGCCTGATCTAGCAAGTCACCTTCACCACCACCAGGAGCAAAAGCGTTTAACTGACTACCAGCTAGACTAGAACCTATTCCAACTTTAAACGCTTTATCAAGTGTCGTTTCCTCGCCTTGGCCTATGCCTTGCAAAGCTCCGAGCAACGCCCCTCCGACACCACCAGTGGCAAGGCCTAGCCCAGCACCAAGAATCGACAATACAGGATTAAACGCAGACTCTCGTTCCGCTTTTTTTTCGGCTTCTTTTTCTAGGCGTTTTCGCTCTTCTTCTTGACGTTGAATTAAAAACCCACGCCCTGCATTTTCCCCTATGTTTAGATTATGCATTACAGAGTATGGGGTTTTTGATAACAAAGATTGCTCTAAAAATGATGCCATTTTAAACTCCTTTATCCTGCGCTTGCGTCTCCAATAGGACTAGCTGGATTGAATTGACTTTTCCCACTCAACTGATCTTGTAGCGCCTTTAACTGGTCTTGTAGCGCCTTGATTGTGTTGTTGTTTTCTATCTGCTGCATAGCTGGCTGATCTGATGTTAACTGTGCATAATAATCATCAAGTTCCTTGCTTGTTAACATAGGCAAGTTTGCCGAAGCTCTAGCAGTTTGTATTTGTTGTTTTGCTGTCTGTTCTGGCAAATCTTTTAGATACTGCTTATAGCTTGCAACATCACTAGCATTATTCGGGTCAAGACCTTGTGCGGTCATTCCGCTTTCAATCGCTAAGGCTGAGTCGTTCTTGAATCCCGACGCTATTGTTTGTCCCGTAATCGTTGCATATTGAGCAGGAGTTATTGCTCCACTCTGGACTAATGGTAAGAATGTTGATTGTAGATATTGCTGTCCTTGCTGTGTTAATTTAAGCTGATCTAGCGATCTGTTCGCTGTACCTTCTGAACTAGTTAACGCTCTATCTAGTGCATTTTCTGAAGTTGTTAAGTTTCTATTTAATCCTGCTTGGGTTATGTCATTAGCAAGCCTGCTTTGGTCTAACTCTAGGCTTTGCCCAAACTGGCTAGCTTGGTTAGCTGTTTGCAATGACTTCAAGGCATAATCTAATCCATTATTCTTTACATCTTCGGCAAACTTTTCCTTGTCAAAAGCCATGCTTTGACCAAACTGGTTGGCTTGATTGGTGATTTGTTTTTCAGTCAATCCTCTATCCAAAGCAGATTCCCCGGCATTAAAAACATTCTGACTAGCTTGCTGTGATTTCTCGAATTCACGTTGCAACGCAGCTTCATTCGTTCTAAAAGCCTGATCTAAGGCTGTTTGTCCTAAACTTGTACTGATCTGACTAGCAACATTACCTTTAACCCTATTAAAATCATTAATGGTTCTTGCGTAACTATCAGAACCCAACCCACCAAACTGTATACCTCTAGTTGCAAGATTCTCCGTTAACTGTGGCAATGTTTTTTGTGTAAAGTCTTGCTCTAACGGTTGTACAGTTGAGTTATACATATCAGTAGCCAGCGTTTTATAATCTGGACTTAAATACGATTTGTTAAATGCCTGATCTAGTTCGTTTGCCATAATCGCCTCATTTCTGGTTAATTGGTCGATAAAACACAATTAGCTTATTTATACGTGTAAATTCATTAACATTTGGGTTGCTAAACTCAGCGGTCAAATACTGCCCTTTTAGGCTCACCTTGTATCTTGATGAAGATATGCCAATTGCCGATATAACCGCAGTATCTACAATTGCAGTATCTACAATTGCGCTTGCTGTTAAAGACGTTGTAAAACTTTTGCTTGTGCCTTCACCATCAGATGGTAGTATTTTACCAAGCCTATAAGAATTGAATTTCAAGTAAATGTACCAAGACTCAGTATCACCCATAAACACGATACTTTTAAACTTCTTATATAAATACTCTCCACCGGGAGCAACCCATCCAAGTATCGCATAACTAACTATTGCAGCGTCATTATCGTTATGAATACCGCTGTTTAATGTTTCTTGGCATATCCCCGGGTCACTAGTATTGCCTTTAAATCCATAAAGCTTTTCCTCGCCAGTTACATTTTGTATAACATAAAAATTGTAATTAAATCCTGTAAACTCTCCCGCAAATGGTTGTGGTATTTCACCTTGAACCGCTGGCAAAAACTTGGTTGTGTCTAAAAAGAAAGTCTTATCATTATATGCAGATGCGTTATTTACAGTTTTAAACGATAAAATATATAAATCCTTAAATGTTACTGATGCATAGTCGTCTTTTGCCGTTAAATCAGCGTTAATCCTGATATCGTCTTGGATTGGATGGCTGATAATCGGACTACCAGAACCACCTAAAGTATATTCTCCGGAACTAAATGTAATTGTAGGGTTTATTTTTCTAATGTAGTTGTCAGTCGAGAAATAGTATATTCCATCCGCTGTTAGTCTAACGCTATCAGGGCTTTGAGTGCCTGTATATGCGTCTACTTTTAATATGTTCCATGAATTAGTAGGATCAGCGTCCGCAGCGTTAGGCAGTACAAAAACGGCATATTCTTTAAATATGAATAGCGCATCTCCAAATATCTCAAGTCCTTTTAATCTGCCGTAATTACCGGGAAATATAGGTATATTGTTTGTTACTGTATTCCAAGTATCAAAGGCTAGTGAATCAGTGAAATAAAGCGTATCTTTCCCATCAATCCCGAAAAGCCTATTTTTATGTAGCTTCAGCTTAATTAAATCTGTGGGGCTTGATGCAATACTTTTTGCTACAATATTCGAACCGTCTTTATATATTTTTATTACTTCTTCATTAGCATTTACACCATATAATGATCTGAATGTACTTGCTGTGGTATATCCTGCATTTTCAAACCTTATTTTTTTATCTGATGCACTCAATACAAAATCAATTAACGGATTACTAGCGTCTTTAACAGCTATCCATGCAGAATCATAGTAATATATAGTTGTTCCCTGTACCGTAATTAAATATTGTGTTCCATCGTCAAGCTCAAGATTACCTCCACCAAAAACTACACTTGCAGCCGGAGGGTCTGACAGTTTAGCGCCTCCGCCACGTTCCTCAAGTCCACCAGTTGACATATATAAATAGTTTTCATTACGTGACAATTGACCGGGCAATAACCCAAGCTTATTACGACTAGTGTTCATTCCTAGAAACTTATCTATAACAATTGATGGAAAATTACCCATATTATCCAGCCTGTACGCTATTTAAAATATAATCTATCTTATTGAATCCACTATTAGCATCTAAAAACATTCTGTTATCAAGCTCGATTACGTCCATATCATTTGTAAACAAGTTATGGCGCAAGTTGCTTGCCTCTTGTGCAGCTAATCCCCGGTATTTTGCTAGGTTCTCAGAATCATCATCTTTCTGATAATAAAAAACCATTGCTTTATATGTTGACAACATATCGTAATCACTTGGTATTTCGTTTGTATCATCATTTTCTGCTAGTGTAGTAGGCTTTTTTTGATACGGCATGGCAATTTTACCAGTACCGCTATAATTAAAATATTTATTGAAATATAACTTAGTTCCAAAAACCGCATATTGATATGGATCACCAGTATTGGAAGAATCGAAGAAAGTTGCGCCTTGATCGATAGCAAGCTTTTTATAGCTCATTTGAACTATGTTATTTATCCATCGTCCTGCCGATGTCTGAAAATTAACCATTATAGGCGTTAAAAATCCGCTAGGTAGCTCGACACAGTTCTGTCCCTGCACTATATCAAGGCTTGCTATATCTTGAAGCTCACGGGGCTTAATCTCTCTTGCGATTTCTTCCTGTGCCTTGTTGATGTATAGATTTAATAGCGTACTTGATGGGTCAGTTCCCATATCAGTTACGCCTGATTCAATTTGGCCTTCTAATAATGTTCTAAGCTCTAATAATGTGCTTCCCATCAATACACCCTGATAGAACCATTTAGTGTTACCGTTGCATTTGCGCTTGAATTGATTATTCTTACGTCAATAATGTCATAGCCTACTATTACCCTTGGCGTGCCCAGAGTAAGAACCGAACTAGATGCAACCGCTCCACTTGGTAACTTAAAGTAGATACTTGCCGTGGTTATAATCGCATCATTACCGTCTATATATGAATATCCCGAAGTGTCATTAAAGCTGTGCTGGAAAAAGCTACTTGTTGGAATAACCTCGTTTTTCAGTTCAATATACTTTGTTTTGCTGCCTTTATATTCCTTTGTGGTCGCATTTAAGCTTGATCCAACACCAATCAACATCACTAATACTAACAACTTTACAGCTATACTTTTCATAATTTCTCCTTGAAATACGAAAAGCCGGACACAAAGTTAATTGTACCCGGCTCTCCAAAAATGGTTTAATGCCTTATTTATAATAATACGCTTTTAATTGTGAATGTCAACTTTTTTACGTAAATTAATCTCAAAGAACTCTAATAAACGTGAAATTTCTTTTTTTATGTTATATTCGTTGATGTTCTGATCTTTTATTTTGTTGTGGTCTGGACTACCTATATTGCGAATACAATCCGATATCCTTTCGCTAAATTCTCCTATGTTATTACTGGTTAGATATATTTTACCGCATGTATTATTAAACGGTTCTACCGCACTAGCAACAACTGGTATTCCAAGTGAGGACATTTCAATCCATTTTAGATTGCTCTTGCATCGGTTGAATTCCGTATCTCGCAGTGGTGCCAGCCCGATATCTAGCCTTAAATTAGCCAGTTCTTGAGGGTATATATCTATGCCCCAATTAACGTGCTTGAAGTCAATTTGTTTATGCTGCAACCAATCAGGACGGAAACCGCCATATCTAATTACGAAGCGTACGTTCGAATACTCTTCCATTATCGGCAACATAGCACGATAAGCAATTAGCAAGTCCTCATCATGCGCACCACCAGCAACATAGCCGATTCTAATGTTCTTGGTGTTATTGCGTTTCCGTTTAGCTTTCCAGATATCGTAATTAATACAGTTAGAATATACATGATAGTTCTCGTTTATAGCCTTGATTGACCGACCTAGATAGTCAGTAGAGCAAATAACTGCATCGCTTTCCTGTACGTGATACGCAGCGCATGAGTGATGGTCTTTTAACTGGTCTATCTGGTAATTAGATGGTGTTATTTCACCTATGCTATCATCAATCTCAGCAACGAATAATTTATCAGGGTATATTTCTTTCAACCCCATTAATACCGCTAGTCCGTCTTTGCTCTGTATTTTCTGGATAACAATAACATCAAAGAACTTACATGCAGAGTTTAGTCTAGCAATTATTGATTCCGATGTATCGCCATGATTCAAGCACATAGCATCCCATGCAATATTTTCTCTAGGGTCAAACAGGTAGTCGACATATACCGCACCTTTACCAGTAAGATTAAGCTGCTTGTACATCTCCCTTGCCGGGTATTCTATGCGCCACTGTGATACCGCCCAATTAAGTGTTGGTATGTATAATACTTTCATTATTAACCTCCGAAATAGTATGTGTTAAAAGTTCAACGGTAAAAGACAAGATCATAGCTCCTACCGTTATCATGTAAAAACCGTATACTTTTTCGGCGTTCAGGGATAGGTCAAAAAAGATATCTATTCCCCATAGAATAGGCTGAACCAAAAAAACAATAAAAGACAAGAACGCTATAACAAACATTATCATCGAGAATACTTTCATTATTTACTCCTTTATCAAAAAGTCCCTGTTACAGTAAGCTACTCTGATTAAATCTGTTGCACACGGAAACTCAGCGCTTATCCCTTTGTCACCATGCCGTGATTCACAGAACCAGGCTTAATTTTTTATTCCTATTATTCCATGCCACTGAGGACATTTATAGTCAACTCCTGCTTGATCGCAATAATCACGTGTATATGGGATTTCTACCGCTGTTATACTGCCAAACCTAGCACCTATTAACTCTTTCAATTCATCCAGCGTAAATACTTTGTGGTGATAGTCACCCAATCCCCTATTAGTGCTTAATGGGTGCGGTACAGTGATTATATACAATCCACCTGATCTTAGTACCCTATGCGCTTCTTTTACTGCTATACTTGCATCGAATAGATGTTCCAGCACTTCGCAACAGATGACCACATCAAAGCTATTATCATCGAATCTCGACAAGTCCTCCGCTGTGCCTACCTCCGCATATATACCACGCTTTTTAGCTTTCTCCACTAGTACAGGTTGGATATCAATCGCTTTAACATAGCATTTACGCTCAGTTTTAAGCGGTATTGCCAGTGTTCCACCGTTACAACCTACATCAAGTAAATATGAGCCTACAGGCACGCTATCAAGCACAAATCTAGCCCGGTAATGGTCGTGGCTGTATATTGTACCCATTCCTTTTAGTACACCATCGGATATATATTGTTCCTGATGCTTTTTGTGTGCGTCTTCGGTACTGGTGAATTTCATTTTATACCTCTATTCCATAGTCTTTATACATCAACCGCTTAAGATTCTTTACTTCTTCCACGTTCCGCTTACTGTTGCCCTCAATCTTGGTTAACGTAGGCACTTGACAACCGTTGAACTTAACACCTTTTTTGTGCATATCCAGCAACATAAACTCGTAAAGATCACTATCAATTGTTGTTTCATAGTATGAAGTATCAAGTGCTAACTCCCGCTTATATGCAACTGTGGGGTGACATATAGGGCATTTACTTTTAAAGTCCCACGCATAAGCCTCATGCAATCCGTAGCTATCTTTGTGCTTAGCATCTCGCAACTGTGCAGCTGAATAAAACACGCCCATATCTGCATCTTTGCTGAACGCCTCAACAATTACATCACATCTGTCTTTAAAGTATATATCGCAATCACATACAGCTATTATATCGCCAGTAGCAGCATTATTTCCCTCGTTCCTGCCAACTCCAGCCCCTATCCGCTTGTCGTGGTATATTCGCTTAGTATTTCTCCTACCTTTGAGCATGTATTCTATGATCTTGGGAGTTTCGTCTTTGCTACCATCATCAATCACAATTAACTCAGTGTTTTTGTATGTCTGGTTAATTAGACTATGCATACAATCACGGATAGTTGTTTGCTGATTATATACTGGTAGCACGAGGGATATTTTCATTATTTCTTATTCCTTCTTAGTGTTTCCCTTAGTGCTTCTACCCCTTGGCTAGGATTACCATTTATATAATTTATTAAATTATAACAAACATGCCCTACATCGGGGAATTCATAACTACACCATCTGTGTATCTCTCCTAATTTACTAGCAATATCTGCATAAGCATTTTTTTTGTTTATTTTATATCTGTTGTCAAACACCAACAATATACAACTAGACACAAGCATTATACACACGGTTACTACAACCAAAACACCAACCGACATATAAACAATTTCTAAGTATTTTGTTATCATAATCTACTCCAAACACTGATGTATTCGCTGTTTGAATACAGCTTCGCTCATTAATCCCGAATAGTATTTACTTGCTTCTTTTGCTAAAACTTCAGGGGTATTACTTCTACATACTCCTATAGTTTGTGACTTATCTTTCATTTTCATGATCTTATCTATTATTTCTTCTTTAGCCTGCTCATAACCTACTGATACTTTACTAATCGGGCAATTAACCGCTTCAAAGCTCAGTTTCTCTGCAAATGCGAACTCAGTATCAGGAACACTCACTAACGCCTGCCTACCGCAGCACATGAACTGTATAGGCAACTGTGGGAATCCGTCATGTATATTTGATCTCAAGTTCATGGAGCAACCGTTGATAAACTCCGGCATCTTATCCTCTGATATCCTACCGCAATATTCTACGTTATCTTTTACGGTCTTAGCTGCACCACCGAATAGCTTGAACTTAATATGCGGTAATGCTTTTGCAACATCCATCAGTAACGGCATGTTGCTCTTTCCGTTGTTTAATAGTGCTTGCATAGGATTGCTATCGCTGTAATATATCGCTACGGTAAAGTCTTTGGGTAATGGTGATAATGGCTGATACTTTTCAATCTGATAAACTGGGGTATATAACAACTCAGCATCAATCCCGATTTCCGCTAGTTCTCTGACCATTCTAGGGCTATTAGCAAACAACTTGATATCTTGTATCTCGAACATCTTCTTAATTGCTTTAAGCGTCAAAAAGTTCTGTTCTGTAATTAACTGATATACATCTGTTCCGATAAAATGGAAGATCTTCTTAATATCCCTGTTCAAACTGGTATATTCCAAGTGTGTACTTAATGCCTCAAGTGGCTCATTAAACACTCCGACCAAGTAAACGCCCTGCCAGTTATCAAAGCATAGATTTAATGGGTATAATTCACGTCTACTGCCAGGAACTTGCCCGACATAATCAGCATCAAGCATCTTTGCTCTCTGTATTGCCTGTGTAGGAGCTGAAAACGTGGTAACAGCTATCTTTTTATCTGGTATTTTGTGATATTCTCTAAACTTCGATGCTTTTTGGGCTAGATTTAATCCTTTTTTACCGCTGATACTGTTTTCGTCAGGAAGTTTAGTAGAGAATATGAACTCGTTAATATACTTTCCCTTGCATCCGGCTTCTGATATCCGATAAAACAAAGACCAATCTTGAAAAAACTCTTGATCAACTTTAAATCCTCCAACTTTATCAAATGCGCTACGTCTTACTGGTGACATAGTGCTAATATAATTCATGGTTTGCAAATGGTAAGCGTCAAAAGGCTGTGAATAGAACTCGGATTTATGCTCAAAGCGGTAATTACCGTATACAAAGTCAATATCAGGGTTTAATTCAAACTGAGTTACGCACTCACGCAACATGCCAGGGTATAGTTCACAATCTGCATCGATGAAGAATAGAATGTCGCCATCTGTATATTTTGCGCCATGATTTCTAGCAAAAGATGCACCTTGGTTTTTATCGTATGAATATAAGTTGCTTTTTTGGGGAAATTTATTTGACAACATATCATATACTACTGAGTTTTTAGCTTTATTGTCTTTATCACCGTCAATTACGATAGTAACATCATAATCCTTGTAGTCCTGATCTTCAATACTTCGCAGTAGGTTCTCGATTGTGTCATAGTTCTTGTGAAACGGTACTATAATGTTGACGTGCATTTTTCTATCCCCTTACGAATTATTTGTTTTAAATCATTATTCATATCCAAATTATCTATTAAAAGTTTTATTATTTTCTCTTGATATTTAGATTTTCGTTGCAATTTTGATAGTTCGCATGTTTTTACAACACTAAATCCTAGCATCTTTTATTTCTTTCTCAATAATCAAACGCCTAACAGTCTCAGCCTTGCTAGGTGTCTGCAGCTGCTCTTTTATTTGCTGTAGCTTCTTCTCTTGGTTTTCGTTTAGGTCAACGCTTAGACGCATTAATTATCATCCTGTTGATTTAATATTGCTCTTTTAATTCTTGATAGATAACAACCAAATGATTTTATTTTGTTTTTTATTTTATCCCTATTAGATAATTCTGTAGGCTCGCATAGATATATGAATAAATTGGGATTAAACGTTGCTTCTACCATTTTTTCTTCATAATACTTTTTTGATGCTTGGCTAATCGGAAAAACTATCTTTGACTTGTTTATGTACTTGTTCATGTTGTTCCTTAATTTTTAATCAATATTTACTCACTAGTATAAACAAAAAAGAGACGCCTTGTCAACATCTCTTTTAAATTATCCTATATTTACAATTAAATTAACATTTTGGCATTTTTGGCATAGGTTTCTTTTTCACAATCTCACCTCCAATAGTAGAGGGATAGCCGAAACTATCCCCCCCGAAATAACTATGTAATTGTCAAAGAACTATTTTCCTGTAGTCAGTATAAACAAACCAGCACTCTTATTCAGAATCTTTGCAGCCATAACGAATTTAAACGCAGCTATCTTTAGCTTGTTCGCCGGATCGTTAGTTGACTGGGGACCTGATTCTTTCAAGTATAGCTCAAAACCTTTACGCTGTTTGCCTGATACTTCACTTACACCGAACGCCTCATCACCATACAATAGAGATGCGTACAAATTACCAGATGCAGTGCTTAAAGTATCGCCTGATAGAGGGAACTTGTAACCAAGAGTAGAAGTCTTGATAGTAACCCCACTAATTACATCGGTAATCTCGTTAGGTGACTGTTTAACCGCTGATGTGCCAGATGTATAACTTACCCAACCTTTAAAACCTGGATTGCTTGTTAGCTGATAAGGGATATCAGTATGTGCAATCATGTTGTACTTGCCACTTGGAAGAGCTTCGACATCTTTACCCTGTAACACTGTTACCGCATGATTAACTGTTTTTACAGTCAAACCAGATGCAGCAATAGAAGTTACAAGTGCTGACTGTGCAACCCTAGCTTTATTGTGGTACATCGGGAATCTATCTCCTGCTGCTGCTTTGTCGTGTGACCAAAGTCTTGCAGTAATACCAGATGAATTAAGCGTTCCCCCGTCAATAGCTAGGTTGTCCATGTTAACAGAGGAAGCGTTAGCAACGTCTACAACTGCCATACCAATACTATTACGTACAAACCTATCAACTGACTTACCTGCTGCGTCTTTAACCTTAGACATAGCTCTATCCATAATGCCACCGATTAAAGTCAAATCAGCAAATGAACTTAATTGTACATATCCTGATCTTTCTTTAAGTGTAGCCTGTACGATAGTTGCAGATAGATATAGTTGCTGTGATGCAAACTCAGTTGAATCATCAGCCCTTACCCCTGCTATTTTCTGGTATCTTGTAAACTCAATAACTTTCCCCATCCCTTTGTCGATAGGTTCCATTACTGGAGCGTTAGAATACCATACTAACTTGGAATCGAAATCCTTTAAAATCTTTTTGCTGTAATAAATCTTTGAAGCGTTAACTAAAGCTGCGTGACTAGCTGCTTGATCTACCATAATAATTCACCATTTAACCTGTTCTAATTAATCCCTTAGCTTGCATATGAGCCAGGTACTCTTCGGCTGACATGTCATCTTCGGACTTAGTAGGTTTTGACGGTGTGAACCCGCCTCCTGCGCCTATCGTTGATGCTGCCTGTTTCTTACTGCTTAAATCCTGTTTCTGTTCGGGTTTAGGAGAAGATAAAGCACTGTTAATAATTCTCATCGCAGATTCTTGTATCCATCCAGCTTGAAATACTATACTAGGATTAGCTGTAACCTCTTTAGTCAATTCAGGCTCGATAATACTGTAAATAGCCGGATTATTCTTAATAGACTGTAAGTATTGATAATTATCATTTCGTATAGATTCTTGTTGCTTAATTAC